ATATCCTCGCCCGCATGGAGTTGAGCTATCTCGTCGTCGGATAACGCTTTGTTGTAATGTCGAAGTGGCCCAAACTCTCCAAACAATACCTGACTAAATGTAGCGGCAGGGGTCGAGATACTTAAAGGAGAGGTATTGTAGATAGTAGCGACATCGACAAAGGGCGCAGTTGCTTTATCAAGCACACCATCTATATAGATGCTCAATATTCCTAACGCCCGATCGGCAACCAATCCTATGTTGTGCAAAACCCCATCATTGACCGCCGTATCGCTCGTTACAGTCGCTATGGTAGTTCCACTTGTTTTTTGCAATTTGAATGTAATCTTCCCTGCAGACATCGTTACATTCAACCCTGGGTTGGAGCCTGAGTATTTCCGCATCACAACCGGCGCAGGCGCGACCGTGCAAAGCGGAAAATGGAACGCAAAACTGCTGTCCGCAAGATAGATACCCGCCGCTTTCTTCGCCGCAGTGGTATCGCTATCACTGTTTGGTATAACGATTGCCGAGTTACCACCAGTCGGAATAAGTGGAGCAATATCGAAGTAATTTCGTTCCGCTAGGGCAGTTCTGCCCGTTGCTGATGTTCGTGCCATAATATGCTCCTTATATACTGTTGACCCTAAGCGTAGCCGTGTCGTCTGCAATCTTCACATAAATAGCGGTTCGGCAATTCACTTCATCCGGCACGTATTCTCCAGCCACTACCACCCGTGTCCATATCGCTGTTCCGGTGTCGTCCTCTCCATCGTAAACAGTCACAGTTGCCGAACCGCCTGTCGCCAGGACATGGAAACCTCCGAATACTCCGTTAGTCGGCTTTATCAGCGTAGATACTGATATGACGGTGGCGTTCCATACCTGCACAACCTCCAGCTTACTAAGCGCGAGATTCTCGCCCGCTATAAGCGAGGCGAGATTTACGTTCACCATTGCGTCAACAATGGCTGCGATAAATGCAGTCGCCATTGCGTTGAGAGTTGTCAGGACGAGCGGCGATTGCTCGGAGACTTGCAATGGATTAGGAGTCGGTTTTTGTAATGACATATTCAACCTCGATTCTTAATAACTGGCAGCTCTGACTATCGCGGCGGCGGCACGCTGGGCGCATTTTCCATCCATATATGTGTAAACAGCATTGACCGCGCTGTGCCTAAGCTCTTGAAGCTCCGGCGCATCTTCTATTGCAAGCCTGATGCCCTCCGGTAATTCCTCCGGCTCGTTGACCTGAATGCCCGGAATATATTCCCAAAAGCGCGTGCCGAAGTTCACATCACGTCGATACTGCGGCGCGTTACAGGTAACAACCGGCCTATCCAGCGAAGCGAACTCATACATTGCACTCGTAGCATCGGCGACCATCACATCAGCTCGCTCGAATACTTCAGTCAGGTCACGCACAACCTCGATCCCCATCGCCTCATATTTCGGCGTGAGTTCGTCGATAATGTGCGGGTGTCCGTGGCCGATAACTTTGTAATGCTTCGCAAGCTCTGCTAAGACCGGCTCATAGTGATCGAATGCCGTACCGGTGCAAGGGGCTACCTTACAACGCCAGTGCCAAGCGAGAGCGATGACTGGATTATCCGGCATAGGCTTTTTCGGCATCAAATGACAGTCGTCGAGTTTCGGAACACCTATAACCTCGACCGGTATACTGGGATTGCCACGCCGCTCAATTTCCGCCATGCGCTCGCTCGGAACCAACATGAGTCTAGTGAGCTTACGGAACTGTCTTGTCCCCGGGTACGACTGAAGCGAGCGGCGACCATCAAAATTGAATCCCGTGCCGTGATACATCACTATGTTCGGGCGATTGGCGCATTCACAAACCTTCGGATCGGTATGACCAGCCACTACGACCAGGCCACGGCTGCGCTTGAGTGCATTAATGGTGCCTCCAGGATGCTCGGCAATGACAATCCCTTCGATCCCCTTGCTAATGGCATAAGCGGCCATTTTACGGCCGACTATCCAGCTACCCCGAATTTCGCGCGGAAGCGCATTCCAGACAGGGAGCATGTGATCTATATACTGCCTGCGATCCCGCAGAAATGTCAGAAAGTCAACCGGCTCACCGAGATATTGCTGTTTATGTATCAGGTCGAGCAGCTTATCAGGTTCACTGGCGAACTGTTTATAACGCTTGAACCTGAGCGAGTTTTGTTTGCGCCTCATTCCGGTTAAGCGATTATGCCAGAGATGATAAGCTTCATGTTCATCGAGCCTGGTATGGACTCCGTAAATCTTATCGAGCGCGAAGGTAAAAGCGGCGTCTTCTACGCCCCAATCCCTAAAACCCTCATCATATCCGCCGACTGCCGTCCATGCATCTCTCGGCAAAACGTTTATAGCTCCCGGACCCTGACTCCCACCTATTACTTCATCAGGATAGGCAGTAGTATCGGGATTACCGGCAAGTAGTTTATTGGTCGATTCTCCGCTCAAACGACTTACCGATCCGAACGGGATAACCCAGTTTGCTTCGCCGGACTTAATCAACCGCACGGCCTGATCAATAGCCTCTCGCGGACATATCACATCGGCGTCGATAATAACCAATACACCGCCCGTAGCTTTTCGGGCTGCGTTATTTATCATGCGCGGCTTGGAGTAACCCGACACCCCGGAATCATCTTTGCCGATGCAAATCTCAGCACCCGGCCACAAGCATGCAATACGAGCCTTGACAAATTCGAAAGCTCTTCGCCGATCCTTGTCGCCGTTTGACTGATATGGGATTAAAAAAGACAGTTTCAACTAGATTCTTTTCCTCCTCATACAAATCCATTTCGACCAGTCATAACACGTAGCGGATGGCCGTTTTTGCTCTCGATTCCGGCCATGCCAGCAGATCATTTTCCACCAAGTCTCTTTGCTGATCGTCTCAATCCCAGCATCATCAAACCACTCAGACAACCGAGCTTCCCACCACTCGGCAGGCTGTATGGTTTGATGCAGCTCTATGCCGGTCACTGGATGAGGACTCGGTTTCATGCAGACAGTGCCGATAAATAGCCCGCCATCCGAAAGATGCTTATGGACATTTCCAAACAGCGTTTCCAGGCAAGGCTCGGCAATATGCTCGAGCACATCCCACATCGTTATAATGTCAAACTGCGCAGGCTCGCTGTCCCTCATAACTTGAAACGGCTGGCTTATATCGCAAGTGAAAAGCTCTTTGTTGTGATGTTCCGGCCAGAATGCAGACTGATTCCTTACATGATAATCACTGCCTTCAAGCCCAACCACATCATGACCATAGAGGTTAAGCTCATGGACAAGCCTGCCGCCTGAACAACCGAGGCAAAGCGCTCTAGCTTTACTGCCAAACAGCCTTTCGACCTCATAAATAAATTCCAGGCTTGAAGTGCCCCTGAAAACCGTGCCATGCGGATTCAGGTGGTCTGGTGAATCCACTGCCACAGGATGTTTTGTCTCGACTGTCCACTGCGTCATACAAGCCCCCTGATGACCCCAATACCGTAGGGATGATTAGGATTAGCAATCTGGAAAATGACCTCATTGTCTTTTCGCAGCTCCCCCCAGAGCTGTTTCACTCCACCGGGAGTCCAAAATATATCGTGGAATGCAATATACCTCCCGAAATCCCGGTAGAGTTCATAATCCATCTTGACGTGATCGTAGATATGGGAACCGTCTATAAATATGAGGTCGAACGGCGCATACTGTGCAACCCATTTCAGCGCCGCCGCACTTCTGCAATCGCCGTAATAGACCTTCGCACCATTTGGCAGTGAATGAACCTTGCCCCGATATAGTTCCATCCCGCAAGGAGAAACGAAGTCGAACGTTTTTGATAGGTAGGTAAACGTCTCTCCGCTTCGCAAGCCAATCTCCAGATAAGACGAAATGCGCGTTTCCTCGATCCACTCGCAGAATGCAGCTAACTCAAATGGAGACTGCTGCATCTCTTTGTATTGTGCTATTTGAGACTGATAATCCATTAACTTCCCCCAGAGGGCGGCGGCGGAATTACGGCCTCATAGATGTCCGTTGCGATGATTCGGTAAGGCACATGCGCGCCTGCAACCGAGCTTTTGACGTGAATGATTGAACGCTTTACCCTAAGCTCAATAGTTTCATTCGCCAAAAGTGCAATCCAGTTTGTTCCGCCGTTTAAGCTAACATCCATCGAATTTGAAGCATGATCATTCGAGATGATGATGGATTTGGACGGCGGATCGATTACCACTCCGACCGAAGTATTGCCTGTCGTGCCGGAATAACCTTTTCCCTCATCGGCTTCCCTGTCATGGACTTCAACTCTACCATCCGCGTCAGCAAGAGCCGGAACCGGATCACCATCAGGATCGGTAAGGCTTACGAGCGCCGGAACGGTAGAACCTGCGCCGACAAGCCTGTTAAGCGTCTTGTCCAGCGTGTTGACCGGATTATCGACGGGATTATCAATAGTTACATTGTCAACAACAGCAGTTATTTGGAGCTTTCCATCAACAACCTCTAACGGTTCGTCATTCTTATCAACGACAAGAACTCTAATATATCTTGGCATTTAGCTACCCGCTTTCCGCTTCGCTAAGTTCTTCTTCGCCTAGCTTCTTAGCTGCTTCGGCCTGCCTGATCGCATTGATGACAGCGAGCTTATTAGGTAACTCAATGGTATTGAGACCAAGAGTCGCCGCCTTCGCATTCAACTCTTTGCGAGTGAGGAACATAAGCTCATCAAGTTCCTTTGCGGCAGTCAGAGAATATTCTTGATGCCCAGCCTCCTCCCTCAACTCCAAAATTGCACCGAGTCTGATTAATCTCTCAACATCTACCCCTTCAAGCTGCTCATCAGAGATTATGGGGGTCTCTGACTTATAAACGGCGCCACCAGGCAGCGAAATCATATTATGCGCAACCAGATATTTCATAACCATTCCTCCAAATGCCAAGCAGGGAATCTTCTGATGGAGACTCCCTGCTTGCACAATCTCATTCACTATCCCCCGAAGGGACTCTATACGCTCAGCACTACCACACCCGCTGGGTAGTGAATGATCGGCGCGCCGTTGTGTCCTCTATGGACAGCAATTTCGCGTGGAACCGGATTGCCGGTCTGCTGAGAATCGACAACCTGAATATATGTTCCGGGGATCATGTTCGGATTGTTCGCATTCCTGGTCATCACATACTCACCAAGCCCCTGACCCTGCGGCCTGGCCCCGATAATAACAATCGTGTCGGTTGCAATAAATCGGGTCCATACAGGATCGGCTCCTGCTACTGATTCGGCGAAATAGCCTTCATCGTATATTACGATTTGAGGCAGGTCCGCACCAAGCAGAATCTTGTTGATGATAGCAAGATCGGCAATATTCGACGCATCCCCACCAGTAGTGATCGTGCGGGTCAGCTTGCCATACAGGTCAGCAGTGTTGGCATTCAGCAACATCTTATTGAACGTCACGCGGTTCATATAAGCTGTGGCCGATGCATTGAATTTACTACCATGCCCTGCCGACAGGAGCTGAATAGCTCTGAAATCGGCAAGTGGAGTAGCAGTGGCGACTGTATCCCAATCGACCGCAGCCGAAGCAGTCTGGATTGAGAACTTGTCGCTTGCCTGTGTGACTCCGGTTGAGTCCAGAACGATATATTCGCCTGTTGAGACTAGCGTCCAGAGTATCTGACGGATTCGGGTATTCTCCCGAATAGCCAGCACATCCTGTGCGTCGCGCACAAGATCGTCAATCTTAACAGGCTGACCGAATGTGCCGTATTGACGACGCGCAGTGAGTTCCTTCTCATCCATCGGCAAGAATTCTCCGTATATGCCGGGATCAACAGTAAACTTACTGCCACCTCTCGGCGTGACGCGAGAAGGTTGACCGTTCAGTCCGCGAACAAACTGCAGTCCTGCGATTGCATCTCTGATCTCCCACGATACGATATGTGTATCGTGGTTTTTAATAGGGAAATGCTTGAAAATCGGGTCAGAATCAGCGAGACTCTGAACCAAATCAGGCTCGATCAACCTGAGTTCTTCATTGGTCGGGTAAACAAAATCTGGCATGTTGTTCGAGCCTCCTTATATCACAGCCAGCACACCCGCTGCGAGTGTGCCCTGCTTTATACGTCCGAGATTTGCAACCGCGCCTGCATCGAGGCCGGTCAATAGTGATGTGTCGAACTCGCCGCTGAACCAAGCTGGTGCTGTTAGCTTAAACCCATCCTGCGGGTTGGAAATCGAAGTGCCGAAGACGACTCGACCCATCTCATCAGTCATGATGTCGTAGGTCAAGATGGCTTTGGCAATATGTCGGCCATCTGTGTTGGTGAAAGCACTGCTTTCACGCGGCGGCGCAATCCCGGCCAATGTGCCGAGTGCAAGAGAGGTGACAACACCCGGCACATTTACCAGCGTGGCAGTCGTCTGTGCACTCGTCGCGGCAAGATGACCGTCCACATATATGTTGATACCAGTTGTTCCGACTGGTAGTGTAGCCGGAGTCACATCCAGGGAATCAGTCGCAGCCGACTTAACCATTATCTTGCCTGGACTGGGAAGCGACTCACCTTGCGCTGTAAGATGCGTGATGCAGACAATGTGAGTAGAGTCTACTGGAAAATACCCGCCGGAACCATGCCATGCGACCGTTGGAAGTGCCGGGGCTGCGAGCTTTGTGCCATCGTAAGCGCCGAACAGTCCGATCCGATTACCTGCAACACTTGTTGCCATAGTGATGGTGATCGGCGTTGCAGTGTCAAGTAGATCAATTACCGTTGCGCTTATTGCGGGCATGTTGCGCAGTAGCGCACCGGTTGCAAATGTGATGGTAAACGCGCCTGTCGTTGTCGTGCCGGTCACTACCGCGGTGCATCCGGCATAACCTGCCGCTAAAAGCAAGGCGTTGATGACTACGGTCAGCGCGGCGGCAGTCAATCCAAGTCCCGTAATAGGATCAGTAGTATAAGTAGTCAACCCATCGATACCGATAATCGAGAGGGTGTATGTGCCGCTTGTCGGTGTGGCTGAGTAGGTCAGTGTTTGGACTTCGGTTGCGCTGGCCGCGCTTACCTGACCAAGCACCTGACCTGCAACTAGAGACAAATTGGGCATAAAGGCAACCTCGGCCTCGCGCCCCTGATTAGGAAAGATCGGTCTGACAATCTTTCCTGTATATCTTGCGGCTGGTAGTATAGGCATCTTATTTGCCCTCCTGATTCAGTTTTACTCTGCCCATTCTTTTGAGTTCCTTGACTCGCTCCTCAGTGGGTTTGTCGCCACTCGACCTGGCCGCCGCGAACACGATGACCTGGCCGCCCTCTGCAGCTCCGGTGATCTGCTCAGACGTCAGGTTGTGCGATGGCCTTGAATCGATCTGATTGCGCAAGAGCTTCATACGCTCACCTTCGTTTAGCTCACCGGTTACTGAGAAACAGGCTGCTCCTGCATTATCATCCTGCGCTGCACGGATGAATTGAGCTGTGAGTGATTCACGCTCAGCAGGGAATACCTTGCGTTCATCAATGCATTTGCTGACGAACTCAGCGGCCTTAGTTGCAAGCAGAGCAGCGCGGAGGCCGGTATTCTCGGCTTTTAGCGCAGTGAATTCGGCGGAAGGCGCTTGCGGCTCCTCCCTCTTCGATTCCGGTTTTGATTCCGGTTCGACAGGCTTCACGATCTGGTTGAACTCTGCTTCTTCAACCTCCGGCGGGCTTCCCTTAGAAAATACCGCCTTCACCTGTTCCCAGAGGCTAGGTTTTTTCGTGTCAATACTTGGCAATTTGACACCTCCTGTTTTGGAATTGGCCGCTGTGAAGGCGGCTACAAGCTGCGCGTCCCCAATCGCAGGATTGACGGTCAGCGCATTTTTGATGATTTGCTTAGTATTACGCGCCCAAGCAAGCGACACCTTGAGCGGATCGGTTCCCAGTTGGTCATCGAGCCACTTAGGAATCTTGACAGTTCCGAAAAGTGACGACCCTTTAGCTTCAACCGCAGTGAGTTGGCCGAGTTTGCCGTCAAGTATTGTATTCTGATGCTCAAGGTCATTGTTGACCGGCGTAAACGCGGCGGCGGCGGTCGCCATCTCCTCAGCAGTGATTGAGAAATTCTTATCAGGGTAGTCGCCTGCCTCGAACACTTTGCCTTTGCGGATAACAAAACCGTCATCAGAGAATTCGGCTTCACCTGTGTCGAGCGAGAACTGTCCTACAATGACAAGCGGCTCAAAGATGGTTCGTTTCACAACCTGTGATGGTGCACCAAGCGTGACATTCGAGCCTGCGTCACCATTGGTGATTGCGTAGGTGCGCATGTATGTGCCCTTGACAGCATTATCGCTATTCTGTGAGTAAAAGACTGTGGTGTCGTTCAGATCATCTATATTCCACTCACGGACGCCAAGAGCTGCCGCAAGAATCGTTTTCTTATCTTGGTATGTTAGACCCTTGATTTCTGGCATAAAAACCTGCCTTTCTCCGGGTATGAGCCGGGATTGTGATTTGGGCAATAAAAAAGCCCTCCGGTTTGAAGCCGGAAGGCTTGAGATGATTCTGTATTTGGTTTTGACTAACTTTATGCTGTTTTCCTTAATCGCTGAAGCTCAGCCAAACACTCCTCTTTATCCACACAATTATTACAGCTCTTACGATCTCCAGGATTAAATGCAAAACTACGACACATCGAAGGTACGGTCTGGACGGTTTCGCACTGTGGACACTTCGCCATATTCTGAGTAGATTCGTAGTTGAATTTTTGTCCACAGTGATCGCAAGTCTTCAGCCTGATCATACTTTACCCTCCGCCGTCAATTCCTTCAGCGTCTTCGGTCTATAGTGATCTCCCCAGATTTCCGATTTCTGCAAGACTGCCATGTCCTTTATGCCGATCTTGCCATCTTGGTAGAGTCGAAACCTGCCGGGTCCAAGCACTTTCAATTTTTCAGCATCAGTTAACTTCGCAAACGTTTCCTCAGAATTCCACGGTTGCGCCGATGTTTCCTTGATTCCCGGAGCTTTGCCGGATGGCGAGATTTCAGCCCAACTGCGAGTTACCGGTACAGGACAGCAGCGTCCAGCAGGATGATCTATTAAAACCTCATCAAGCGTATGGAAAGTGCCGTCCATAGCCCAACACGCGGCACATGTTCGAGGACTGTGCCCCGCCGACCAAATCCACCCTCTCACTATATCGCTATTGGCTCGATAGTTCTCATGGCTCGCTCCCCGGTAAGCCCTCATAACCTCAGTTCGACACGTTGTGACGGCGTTTGTCAGCCCGCCTGCGAAGCTGCTATTGATCTCAGCAGCTATCTTGACAGGATTCCAGCCCTGAGCAAGCCCGGAGGTCAAGGTTTCTTTGATTCCATCAGCGACCTCAGCCGAAAGCCCAGCGAACTTATAGGCAAGTGGTGAGCCGTCTGCAAGAAAGCCCGTCAGGTTCCTCATCGCGTCAAGTGACGGTTGATTCCACTGCACTCCATATCGCAACTGCATCAAGGCGAGTTGCTTAGATGATTCCAGTCCAAGCGTCAAGCCTAGTTGCTGTTGGGTAAGGATGACTCCGGCGACATAAACCCCATACTGTCGAAGCTCAATCTCAAGAGCTAACATTAAATCATAATATCGCTGCTGTCTGAATATCCATGAAGCGCTTATCGCTTCGCCGCTTTTTTGAGCCTCGGCAATCTGCTTTGTAAGCGCATTCGCCTGGATTTTCAGCCGCCTCCATGCTTCAAGATAATGCTTGCTAATCTCCTTGACGGCCTTATCATTATCTCGCAGGAGTTGTGCCTTGAAACGAGTCGCTGTTTTCAAAACATCCGGCTTTTTCGACGTTTTGAACAAACTAATCAGTGACATTTGCGTCTACCGGAACGATCCCCTTAAACATCTGCAGCTTATCGGTCTGAGCCTCTTTCTCGGCCTTTGCCTCCTCCATCTGGGACTCAAAATCACGTTCCGGCAAGCCGAGCATCGAATCAATGCCGGGATATTGTGACTCATGAATGACGGTGGCGCGGGCGAGATTCGCAATCATATTGCCGTAACCAACTATATCTTGCTGGCCGGAGTTTGTGAGCGTCATATAGGGGCATAACTCGCGAGCGGCTTCATCTCCGTAGTTATACCGGACAACCGGCACTATCACATCGCGGTAGAAGCCAATCTCGACGTTTCGGGCAATGAACTCAGCAAACTCCCCGACTATATCCTGAGCGGTGCCGCTGTCGGCGCGTGAGCCGTGTTGGGCCTCCATTGTGGCGCGGGCAGCTATCAGGATGGCACGGGTCATCTGGGTATCGTAAAGGTTAAAGGCATTGATATAGACCGAGCCGTCGCCTTGCATCTCGATAGGCTGCAGTGTAGCGCCGTTCGGCAAGACAATCGCCGATCCATTAACAAATCTGAGTAGCCGCTCAAGCATCGCTTCTTCGGCAGTTGCAACTTTTGGCGTTCCGTCTGAATTGAGCAGGTTATTGCCGAGGCTGTCAACGATCTGGACATCGCCGCCCGAATCAGGCGGGAGGAATGCTGCGATGCTTGGTGTTCCAAACTGCACGAGAAACTTGAGGTATTGCGGCCACGTCTGCTGCTTGAGATACCACGCATTGTAAGCGCTTCTCAGTAGCGACGTTCCGCGCGGATCGCCCGCTGTTGGTGCATGGGAAAGCAGGAAGAACTTTTCGCGCGGTATAACCTGACTCGGATCGACAATACCCGACAGCGTCGGCAATGCAGCTCCACTATCGAACTTCGCGCCGATAAAGCCTTGCAAATCCATGTATGGATCGCAAACAAACAGGTAATTTGCTCTCGGTTTGACCCGGAGTGCTTTAAGTTTTAGTTGTCCGCTATCGATGATATATGTCTCTTCAGCTACAGAGTGACCATAAGCCAGGAAATCCAACATCTCGTAAAGTATTGTTTCAAGTGGCTGCTGGAGATTATCGCACATCCGCTCAACAAATACCTTGATTTCCTCGGCTCGATCATGCTTCGCCTGCTGCTCTGGATCAGGTTTAGATACTGAAGGCGCATCAACCCGATTCATGAAACGCGGACCCTTAGAGAGCACCTGCATCTTTATAGCGTTCATCGACGACTGGATCGTCGGGTCTTTCAGCATCCGTTCGTATATATCAAACCCGAAATCGCGCTCAGCGTCGTCAATATACTTCGGCAGGCTCTTAACATATTGCCCAAAGAATGACAAGAACGCATTTCCGGCGATTGCGCCGAGGATAAGCTCTTTATTCAGATCGGTTGTATTTTTGGCTTTAGGAGTAGCCATATTCACCTCGGCACATATTGCTTGATGAGTTCGCGCTCGCCGGATACTGCAGTTTGGATTGCCCGTACAGTCACAAGCTTGTTATAGGCTCCACTCGAAGCATCGACCATATCATCATGACTACCATTCGGGAAGATCGAAACCTCGTCAAGAAATGCTTCGTTCCATATTCCTTTAACGAGTTTCACATTTCCGGCTTCACACTGCGCGGCGAACGGTTCGGCTCTCAATTCCTTACTACCGGTTGAAGGCAGTCCGTGGAATGAATAGCCATCGAGCAGTCTCGCATAATCGGCAATGACGGCTTTCCCACTCGATCCAGGCTCTTGCTCCATCCATATCGGTACAGTCCTGCCGTCCAGCATTGCCGCTTGCTTCACATTTTGCTTCACACCATGAGCCGATTCCTGGAAACGTCGTATATCCTCGATGTAGTAAACGCCGTCGGATACTGCCATCCTCACACCGGCTGTAAAGTCCCCGCCACCCTGCGTTCCGGCTAAGTCCCAAAACCTGATTCGTCTTGCGTTTGCCGGAACAGCCCCGACAATCTCGAACCAACCGCGCTTGAACATGCCACCTTCGCGTGGCGCGGGTCGCTGCTGAAGTTGGCCTGCAGTGCCGTAAGAGCCTAAGCTAATCTCGGCCTTGCGGACATCCTTCTCTGAGAATTGTTCAGGTGTTAGGAGTTCTCCTTCGACAGTTCGCTTATCGTTCCAATCCAGCGGCGTCGTTATCATACGCCCAGGCTCATATCGCATCGGAAGGCAAATATGAATCCAGTTACCTTCGCCGTCCGCCAACACATGGCCGGACATATCTTTTTCGTGGAGCCGCTGCATGATGATGGTTCGGCGAACCTTGCGAGCGACCCCTCGCAGGCTCATAGTCAAGTCCCACCAATCAAGAGTCGATTGGCGCTCGGTCAGGCTTTCCGCTCCGGTCACATCATGCGGATCGTCCAGCACTATACGGTCAGGATGCTCTCCAGTTCCATGTCCACGTGTCGATGTTGCGAGCCTATAACCGCCTGCATCAGTCTCATAGTATGTTTTCTCATCTTGCTTTCGAGATATTTGGAAGCGGTCGCCCCAGTTGCCTTGATACCAGTCAGAGGCGATCAGGGCGCGGCTCTTTACAGCGTCGCGAGTCGATAGCCGAGAGTCATAGCTTGCTGTGAACCATCTTAGGGCAGGATCGCGAATCCAATCCCACGTAGGCCATAAAACGCAAGTTATAAGACTCTTTGAGCAACCAGGCGGCACGTTTATGAGCAGGTTTTCAATCTGCCCCTCGGATTGCGCCTGAAGATGCTCACAAATACCGCCGATATGCCAGTTATCAATGTAAGGAGCAGACTCGATATAAGGCCAAGCCTGCTTGACGTACTCTTTAAGACTCCGGCTCGCTAGTTCCCGGTTGATTTCGTCTAGTGTGGGCAGTCTCATGTATCGTTCTCATTGCCAACAGTTCCTCTTGAGTATAGATTGATAGGTCTTCGGGTGACATATTCCGAGTCTCGATGGGTTTACCATCTTTACCAGTCAGTTCATGCTTCTGCACGAGTGCCCCCATCTCTTCGGCGATCTGTTTCAAGGTCGCTCGGAATTCTGCTTCCTGCCCGCGCTTTTTGAACTGTCGATGAGCCAGCCGGTCGAGATATGCTACACGCTGCTCTTTACGAGCAAATGGGATGCAGTCGAGATTCGCCTTGATCTCTTCTCGAAGCTTGGCTATCTTCTCGGCATGATTTTTCAGATGATCATGGATCGTTTGGCGCGTGCATTTCTTCCCAAAATCCTCACTGACAAAATCAACTATCTGCTGAGGCCCAAAACCAAGAGCGAGCCACTGCCATACGCATTCTTTCTCAATATCCGTAAAAATCTTTGCTGCCATGTCATTTTGTCAGTTCGGGTCAGGCCGCTAACCTGATCTTTTTCTTAACAATATCCGGCAGGTTTTTATCAGCCTGCCAACGGCTTCCTGCCATCTCAATCACTTCCAGGAACTCCTCAATGTCATGGTCGACTAGCTTGCCACTGGGTCCAATATGTAAAAGCTCGTGGAACATCAAGATTTGTAGCCACTTCTCGGATTTGCCGTCAGTCGCCTCGGAAAAGAAAGCAATTAAGAAATCGTATTCATAGCCGACATGGATTAGTAAATCCCTAGTGAGCTTATTGACTTTATGGCACACAGCGCATGCGCCGCTTGGTTTACCATTGACCTCAGTGCAGAAATATACTCGCTCAAGTTCTATATGGTCGAAATGTTCAGGATATGCTTTTATGATCCGATCGGCGAGGTTCCGAAGCTTCTCATCGGGCAAGAAGAGCATCGCATTGGTGATTTTTACTGCCATCCTACCTCGCCACTCCCGTTACTCTACTCCCAACCCGATCTTTGCCCTTGCGCCTTAAGTCCTCTCGATACGCAGCCCTGATTTGGGCATCAACTGACAATGCTTCACGAGCAAGCCTGCGAGCGCGCCGCTTCTGATTGTTGAGAATATTCGATAGTCTCATAGTAAAAAGATCGAGGAGCCAGCCGTTAGTTTGACTGGCTCCTCTGCAAGTGAAAGGAGAAGAAGAACACCGCCTGTTACGGACGGCGGCTGTCCGACCACTTAGCTTTATCTCGGAAGCAATTATCCATTAGGTATTGTTATATATTTTGTTCGACCGGATTTGCACATTCCGCGATGGCATGCTGCACATAACCACTCAATATCATAAACAAACATATAATCCCTATGATGCGCATGCAGATTATTGCCAGTAGCATCACGACCACATCTTTCACATTTACCCGGCTTTATAATTTCCCCTTTATTTATTGCATCATGCACAAACTTTTGAGCTTCCAACTTCTCACTGTTTACGTATTGATAGGCTTTCCGAATACGAGAAGCACATTGTTTGCAACGTCCATCGAGTCCGTCTCGATTCAGTTTAGCTGGACTGAACTCGCTTACAGGCTTTTCTTTCCTACACTTAGAACATGTCTTTTGCTTCATCTTAATACCTCCTTAGTATTATCCTGTCAAGAGATTGCAAGGTCAGGCCGTCAGGATCACGGCTTTTCGGCGGCCAACCTAGACCTTGCGAAATAAATTCGTCCTACACTATTACATGCACACAACTCGGCAAAAACCGGAATCCACATTCATTATTGATTGTGTATCATATCCTTTATGCGCCCAATATCAAGCCTAAAAGTTTCAGCCAAAACACACCATATCCACCATTCCGGTATATTGTGAATCACTATTGCCGCTGATTCTAAGTCACTCCGAACAGTCTTATCATCCCAGCCAGTAGCATCAGCGATTTCCTCAAAGGTGCATTGAAAGCGCCGAAGCTCAAGGAACTTAATCTGTCGGTCTGTGCATCCAGCTTTGAAAGCTCCGCCCTTTATCTCTGACCATAGATTCTCGAATAGATCGGCAACCGGATCGAGGTGTCCGACAGTCGCATCAAACACTTCTTCGAGTGATCGTTCACCGGCCCGGCGCATGTCACGTTCGGCTAGGTAGTGGTCTGAATATGCCGGATATTCCGAGTCTTGCGCCGCTTTGGCCTGCCGTAGCAGTCGATTAGCCTGCCTCGTTAGTTCCCTCTCCGACTCCATCGTGCATCCTCCTGATTGACAAGCTCTTGTCGGCTTGCTATGATCTATCAACAGTTTTAGGATGCTTGGATGGCTCGGTCGCAAGTTAGGCCGGGCGGTTTTCTTTTATGGGCTTGGT